CTGTGCATCTTTTTCGCAATGCTACGAGTTCTTTTCGGGATAGGTTTGCAAGTTCGACTTCAAATTTGTCGAGTCCTGGAAATTCTACCCAAGTGGTCTTACTATCGACCAGTAGGCTTTTAAGTTCCATGTTATTATTCTCCTAAGAATATATTGAGATTTGAGCGTTTAGTTGTTCACCATTATCTAGAGATCTATAGTCATAACTCTGACTATAAACGTCTCCAGTTTGCATTCTGGCGGTGTACATTATTGGATTTAAAGTTAGTTTCCAAAAATCTGCATTATTACTAGCATTTTTTCCTGTAATAGTTAATGCCGAACTAGTGCTAAAATCATCAAATTGTGTTATATTATCATCTGTTTGGTATTGTTGAATTGCTCCCGACACAGTTCTAGTTTTTACCGTATATGCACTTGGAAACATCGCATTACTTGAATTAGTAACTGCTAAGCTTTGTTGAAGGGTTTTGTGGGGTGTCCATTCTATATTATTTTGTATTTGTACTGTAACGCTTATGATACTTGACATATCTAAACTATCTACAGTTACTGTTGGATATACTAAAAGAGGAGTTCTTGTGGAAGACTCAGATTGAATCGTTCCGAGATTATAGCTCTCATCTCCTACTCTTGTTAATTTTGTTCCTTTTCCTTCTACACTAACTTTAATTTGCTCTTTTGGATTAAAGGCTATATTAGCTGATGTAATTACGCAGTTTTCTATTTTGAAGGTGCTGCTTCCTGTCTGAACCCATAATGTGAAGCTAGGTACAATATCATTTGTACTCTCTCCTGTTATTAAGGTCATGACAACAGACTCATCTTTCTCTACTGTTAAAGGAACGTCAAAACTAAAAGAAGCAGGGTTTGCTTTATTTATTATTGAGCCTTCGAACATTTTTGATTGATCGTGCAAAGTCTTTACTGGGTACGAATCTTCCGCAAATGTTTGAGAAAAGGATATAGCGGTAGTAGTATATATTCTATACTTTGTACCGCTATACTCTAAATATAGTTTACTCTCGCGAAGAAAACTATGTGACATTAAACTTAAGCGTCTAGTGCGCGAGCACCTGTATTCAGATACCCTGCTTGGGTATGCGAAGTAGAGCCTAAGTATTTAACTGTAATTTCATCTCCAGTTAGAAGATCGCTACCGTGAGCAGCAAATTCTAAAGAAGCGGAAACTAAATCGCCAACCTCGATTGTCGGAATGGACAACTGAGCTCTTGGCATATTAAATTCAACACCTGGAGCAGTGAAATCTCCACTGTCTATGGCGTCGTTATCTGATCCAACAGCTCCAGCTACTCCCATGTATAAACGCATGTCAAAAACGTTGTTTACTAGATCGGTAGCCCCTGCTAAGTCAGTTAATAATTGGTTTGAACCATCAGTTTTAGTATCTAGATACATGGTTAAAGAACCACTAATCATTCTAGCACCTGTAAATGAACCAATTGGTTTATCTACAATACCGATAGTTTCTGGTGTTACATAAGTAACATTGTTTGCTATAGTAATAGTACCGCCAGTGATATTAATATCATAAGTTCTATTATCTAGTCCTCCAGAGGACGCTCCACCACCTTGCGCATCAGCGTCAAGATATAATGTGGATAGCTTGTTTCTTAAGTAATCAGCATCACTTGGACCAGTTGTATCTGCGTAATTATATGTTTCCACATAAGTATCAGTATTAGCACTAGTTGGTGTTGCTTCTGAAGTTCCTTGTATCATATATTTTGAAGGATCTTCTATTGCTTCAGATACTTGGTCAATTGTTGTTGCGTTTCCAGACCATGTAATTGCTGCTATTCCGTCGATTGAAAAATCAATCTCGGCTTGGTTAACTTGAGCATCATTTAACCTATATGTTGTATTTTCTAGCGCAAAGTACAGATTTAATTTCATGAGTTCATGAACATCTGATTTTGCAAAAGTTGTTTGTGAACCGTTTTGAGCAGTAGTTCCTACTACTACGCCACGTCCACTAGCTGCTGCATCTCCAGGTAATGCTGTACCTGAAATAGCTGCCCACATAATGTTTTCTACAGCATCATGGTCGTCTGCAACTCTGAAAGATGCTGCTCCATGAACGAATGGTCGAACATATGTTCCAAATGACCATTCTGCAGGTGGTAAAGAATCATTGAATCTTTTTGAACCCCTGTTTGGTGTAGCACCTGCTTCCGATATAGAAACATCACTAGAGTCACTTCCTTGTGAGAAGCTGTATCCGTCTAGAACACCTACTCTAAAAGTGTTAGCTGTTACTTCGTTTCCTTTGAACTTTCCTGTACCTGTTCTTGACCCATCTGCAGTTGTTGTTGTTGCAATAGAGTCGACAGTTACGACTAGTCCAGAAGCTGATGAATTATCTGTTCCAGCATAGTTTTCTACTGCTGTTTCGGTTGCAGTTTCCGCGGCTGCGAAGGCTGCTCCTCTAAAGTTATTTGGAACGTAGATACTGCCTACTGGGCCGGTTCCACCGCCTCCAGTAATAGTAGCTACTATACACTTAAAGCCAGTACCGCTACCACTAGTTGTTCCTAGTGTTACGATATCGCCTACAGCATACGCTGTTCCTGCAGTAGTTACGTGGCAAGTTTTTACTCCGCCTGTCGCACCAACTCCATTCACAGAGCTTACAAATACTTTAGTATTTCTTGATAGATTTAAAGCCATTGCTTTCTCCTATTTTATTGTCTTTGAAAGTACTTAGCTAGATATTTACCTGCTTTGTAATTTCGATTAATACCTACACTCTAAAGTCAATTCGCCAATTCCGAGTGGAGTTAAAACTCCTTCGTCTGTTGATAATGACTGTAAAGTTAAGGAAGTCGTTGTTAAGTTTGGACTTACAGTATTATCATAAGTCAAAACATCATTGTCGTCTATCACTCTTTCAATGTCTTCCATTAAAAGGGCTAAGACCTCTTGAGGATCTTCTTGATCTTCGATATAAACTCTTATATCTAGACTAAGAAACCTCCATTTAAATGCATTAGGTTGATACTCTCTGATTTCATCTCCTGCGACTACACAAACTTTTGGGTACTCTTGGATTTGATCTAAAAACGTCATTCCTGCCATTGCATTATTAAATACATTTGAATTGTATGGATAGTTACCATCAATTTCTTTAATTCTTTCTACTAGTGCATCAACTATTTTCTTTCTTGCTGTTCTATATGTTGATGCCATTATACTCTCCTAAGATATGTGAATTTTTTCTCCGTGTATTCCATAGCTAAGTTTCGTATACTCTTAGTTATTAGAGGTTTTGGATTATATCCTGCTGGCCAACGTCTCTTTCCTGTATTCTCAAAAGTTTCATATACACCACCCCTATTTTTACTAGTTCCGCCGCCAGTTCTCATATAAGTATACTCACCACTTATTCCCTTTTTGCTACTTCTTAAATTTTTTAACTCAACACTATTTGAAAATATGCCCGTCCTATTTATTAATGCAGGTCTTCCCATGTTTCTTCTAACTTCTGCTGGAAGTCTTTTATTAATACTCCTTTTGATAGTTAGTAAATTTTTAACTGATTCTTCTGAACCTTTTTCACTAAGTCTACTACCAGATGCTAAGGCTGCTATCTTTAGCGAGCTTTTCCTTCTTTTTAGAGCTTTTAACTTCTTAGAGCCTTTTACTGTTCCTTTATCCGAAAGTTTCTTTTTAGCTTTTGTACGAGATTTGTAAGGCTTGGGAATCTTTCCCATTAATAAATCTGTTGTTTGTTTTACTAGTTCATCTTCTAATACTTTTGAGCCTTTCAATTTTGTAAAGTTTGAGTTACTAAGCATGTTCCTCATCTGGGTATTGGCAATAGTTCCTGTACTCCACACTCTATTAAGATATTTTCCAATCTCATACTCTGCATCTCTTTTAGCTGCGGATTGAGTTTTTACAAGTACTAGTTCTTGTTCAGCCTTTCCCGATAGTACATCTATCGTTTTACTTTTTTCAACTTCCCAATCTGCCTGAGTCATATTTGTATAAAAATGATCAACTGCAGCGTCCATATCATCTATACTACTTGTATTTCCTAATATGTTATTTGGAGCTCTACTGATAGCTATTGCTGTCATATAAAGTCGTCTAAAAGCTTCGGCGTGTCTCTGATTATCAGCTATTTCTTTAGCTGAAATTTCGACCCCTTTTTCTTTTTGTAATACTTTTCCTGCTTGTACTAAGGAAGTGTATATTATAAAACATCTTTGACCAATAACATTATAATCTTTATGAGATTGTTGCATTGAACCGGGAGCACCTGCTCCAATATTCTGCATATACCCTCTCCAAGCATTATAGTTCTTTCTCATTGCTGCTGTATTTATTGCTAACTTTCCTTTCATCCTATTGATTTTAGCACAAGTTAGTAAAAAGAATTCAAATTCTTTAGCAAATTTAGGAGTTCCTACCCTTTCTGCTGATTTCAAAAAAGCTTCGTGATTTGTAAGAGTAGTCATTGTAGCTTCTTCGACTAATTTTCTTCCCTCCTTATTTACATTTAGAGCTATTTTGTTTGTTTCTGCTAAAAGACCAGCTAAATCGTTCTCTGCTCTCTTCTGTAGCTTCTCAACTCGTTTTTTAACGGACATTAGCTGTATATCTTATACATATCAAGTATACGCTTGATATGATCTGGAAAACCTATATTACCACTAAGACTAGTGGATATAGGATTTTCTACCATAGAGCCTGAAACTTGCATTCTTTCTTTTCTTTCGTCTTTTAAGTAGTACTTAATCAAATCAAATACTGCTAATTTTAAATCGTCAGGACAAGATGTGTAACCAGCGGTATATATCACCTTTACACTCTTTTGACCCTTAGGCCAATACCTAGTACTATTAC